TTCCAACAAACGATCTGCAACGAATTGCAGTTGTGGTGGAATGATCAACTTAGTGCCGCGCAGAGCAATGATCATGTTGCGTTCGTCAACGAATGTTGAGATGTCGATAAGAGCATTCTCAAGTGATGTTTCGTTGAGGTCAGCAGCAGTTGACGGCTCGTTGCGGAAAGTTCCGCCACCAGCAAGTGGATGAACCGCAGAACAAAGCTCAACGCCGTCACCACCAGTAAAGTTGGCATCAAATGCGTTGTTCAGTGTTGCAGCAGCTTTTACCTGCTTAGTGTGCGCCATGGAACGTGCTAATGCACGAGTGTAACGAGCGCCAAGGCGGTCGTAAAGGTTATCTTCCATAGCTTCTTCGGTCAAAGCAAACGCAAGAGCGATTGTTTCGTGCGTATAACGAGCAGAGTATGCTTCGTTTGCAGAATCAAACTGGACTCCAGCACCTTCAGCTTTGGTGTTGGCATTTCCAAAACCTACGAGCATGACCTCTTCTTCAAATGCACGATCTGAAGATTCGGTTTCGTAAATTTCAGCATGCTCGGCATCATAACGATCATATTCCATTCCGAACAGAACGTTGAGGCCGGGTTCTAGCTCTTTCGCTAGTTGGGCGCGAGAAATAGCCATCAGTCAGCCTCCTTATGCCAAGCCAGTAGTGCCAGCGCTAAACAGATGATTGTTGATAACAACAATTACATTTGTATTAGCAGAGCCAACATCACTGTTCTCTGGGTCAGTGGAAATGTCGATAGCCTTGAGAGGCAAGCCAGCGGTAGTCGCGCCAGTTGTCACATCAATCTCCATACGAGATGTGCCAGAAACAGTGCTTCCAGCAGAGGCATCAACAATATCGAAGTTACCAAACAGGTCCGCTACAGGGAATGCGGCGTCAGCTTGAATCTCGTATTGAGCATGTGGTGCATCAATAATAAAAGCTTCAATGTCAGCAGCATTTGTAGAGGCTGGGTAAAAATTGGAAAAGGTTTCTTTTCCAGTGGTTGGATCAGTATAGCGGCATCCATTGAAAACACCCAAAACAAGATCCGTTGCGCCAGCCACAATACGCTCAACACCACCACCTGTGACAGCTTTTACAATGTCACCTTGGAAGATTGAAGTACCGTAGTTAGCCGCAATGCGGTATTTGTTCTGCATGCCAATCAAATCGGAGCCATTACCTGAACGCGAAAGGCGTAGGCCAAAGGCGGCATCTTGATTAGCCATCTTTTTATCTCCTAATTATCAGCTACCCCTTTGGGTCCACCAAAGGACACAGAGGAGCTACGTTGCGGTTTTAGCTTTGGCATCGCGGCATTGGATTCACGCATCCAATCACGATCCACAGCTTCCATTTGGTTTTGCGTAGTGTTCTGGTAATGAGCATTACGCTGATCCGCAATTTCTTCAGGAATCCTAGCAAGAACCAAGCCTCCAACGCCAATTACGCCAGCGTTTCTTCCTTCGTCAATCACAGGCGCATCAAACTCTGGATAATCCTCGGCACGAACCAATTCATATCCTTCGCGTCTACGCTTGTGGACGTTATTTCGGTCATCGTATTCCATTACGGACTCACGAATCCACCTGTGTTTATACCCTACAGGAGCTTCGGGTGCTTCCAAGGCTGAAGGTGGACGCCAATCTGCAACTCTCGCTTGTTTTTCACGGGTTTGCGAATCCCGGCTTGTGCGATCTGACATTATCCATTATTCCTTTTTTCTAGCCTTGCAACTTCTCGTGCATAATCTTCAAGTTTTATGCCCATTTTTCTACAAAAATCGACTTGTCCCTTGTTGAGTTGCACGGTGTCTTTCCGTCCATTTTTGGTAGCTGACCGTCCAGAGGACGCAGGAGCAACTGCTTGGACGCTTTGCTTTTGCTCCTGAAATTTGTGCGGGAAATGATAACGCATACGCTTATCTACTTCCACATAGTATTCATCTGTAGATGGATCGTAACCTTCTGCACCAACAAGTTGTGTGTGGATGGCCTCTGCCCCTTTGCTCATAACCATATCACCGCTGGGGCCAAACCAAGTGTTACGAGACATCCAAGACTTTAACTTAGGGTCTAAATCTTGTTGTTGCGGCACTTGAGCAGGTTGTACTTGCTGCTGAACTTGAGGCTCATCAACAACTTGCTCTGAACGAGCTTTTTGTATACGCAATCGTTCTTTTTCAATTGCAAGTTGTGACATTGCAGACTGCGCTTCCGCAACTTTGCTCATGTCACCAGCGTCATACGCTTCTTGCATGGCTTTTTTAACGGCTACTTCTTGCGTTTCAACACGAGCGCCGTATTCGTTGACATAGCCCTTGTCCAAGTCAGCGAGGCGTTTTTTATACTCCTCGTTTTGCTGCTGCATTTGCCTAGCGTAAGCGTATGCTGCTTCACTCTCTTCAAGAGCCTGTTTACGTTTCGCCGTAAGCTGATTAATTCTCTTTTTAACGTTGTCGCTGTAATTTTCTAATTCATTATCGTTTTCACCCTCAGAAGAAACATCTTGTACAATTGTACTGGTTTCTTCTTGAGATTGATTAACGGAATCAGAAGAAGATTCTTGCGAATCATTACTAAATTCGACAGCAATAAGTTCTTCTTGAGGTTCAGCTTCAGTTTGCAATTCTGCGTTCATTTCCATGTCTCCCACTATACATATGAAATATCGGCTGGGTCAAGAATAGTAGCGATAATATTGTCATCATTGATCAATCTTACCTCTAATCCATCTACTTTAAACCTGTTTCCAGCATATCTTCCCATTAATACCCATGAGTTTTCACCACACCATGGACCTGATGGGAATTTATTAGCATCCAAATAAGCGTCTGGACCGACTTTTACGACATATGCCGCAACTGTTGCAAAGCTTTCACGCTCTCTAACAGAGTCAGGAATGATAATCCCGCCAGAACTTTTTTGTTTCATATAATATGGGATCACAAGCAAACGATAGCCCACAGGTTGCGGCAATCTATCAATAGCACTTAGCTCCATCTTAGATGGATCTTCTGTGTATGTCTGATTGGGATCGTCTGGGGTTGCTTCAAACCCTTTTGATATAGCTGCTGGAACTGGACTAGCTTCAACTGCTTTTGGTTTGGTCATCCTCTCTGGGACGAATAGTTTTTTACCCATCTTCTAATTCCACACCTTTCATCGCGGCTCTAATAAGATCTTCTGAATAGGTCAGTCCGCGTATTTGACCTACAATAAATCGGTAATCCTGTATGGATTCCGCTGCACCATCCACTAACCTTTGAGTATAAGCCTCTTTTTGGTTGCGTATGTCTTTAAGTAAATACTCTGCTAATTGTAATGCGTCCATTACTTCTTTCCAAAAAACTTGGTCGCTGATCTGACGGCGAAGCTTGCACTCACAATTACTCCCAACGTGTATTGGTAGTAATCAGGCATGGCTTCTAAAGCGGCAAAGCCTTCTGAAACAATGTTCCTACCCCAATCGCCACAAAAAGCTAAAATTAAGGGGATCGAAAACAAAATTGTTAACCACTCGTCTTTCCACGAGTTTTGGCTGCCCTTCGCCATCAACCGCTCCCAATCTGCGGTTGAAGTTGCAGCAGAAACCATAACCTGCGCCTCTGCCTCTGCCTTTGCTTTAGCAACAGCGGACTTGCCACGTTGCTGTTCAGTCTTTGAGTCCATCCATGAACCAATAAGTCCTGAAATTGGTCCTATTAAAGCCTGTATCATTTCCTACTCATCCAAGCTGTTGTACCCATATAAGCGCCGACTATACCAGCCCCACTAATATAGAATAAATTACTAATGTCACTCAAAGCTTCCACACGCTCAAGAGGCACCCAAGGTGTGAACATCGCTACCGTAAATATCCCCATCCCAATCAAAGTAAATCTTGCCATTCGTAGCTGGGCTAGACTTTTACGCAAATCACGCTCTGTCTCTCGTATCTCTTTAGCGTGTTCCAGTTCAGAGTCCGTGATCTCTCCGTCACCATCCAAGTCGTACTTGGCGTATTCTGTACCTTTTTGAAACTTCTTAGACACTACCTAACTCCAAGAAATCTTTGCGGCCTAGCTATACTAGAGAAACGAGATACCTTTCCGCCACTAGCTTTTTTTACTGGCTTTTTTTGCTGCGGCTTTCTTTTTGGCTGGGACTTTTTTCGCTGGGGCTTTTTTGACTGCGATAAGGCTATCGCTACCGCTTGCCTCTGCGGGTACCCCTCCGACATCAACTTGCTTATGTTGCTGCTGACTGTCTTCTGGCTTTTCCCCTTTTTCAATGGCATTTCTACGCTCCACCTTTTTGGCTTTTTCAACCTCTGCAACTTTGCGGCGAATAGAACTAGCTGACATTACTGCCTCCTATTTTGCAAATTAGCAGCGGCTATATCACGCTGCGTTTGAATGCGTTCTTCAGCAACGCGGACTTTTTCTTGATTAGCCTCATCCTGCAAATCAAGCCTCTGTTGATCAACAAGAACATCATTTCGTTCTTTCTCCTGATCAAAAGCCTGTCTCTCCTCAAACTGTCTTGAGCGTTCTTGAATTTCTGCCCCTCGCAAAGCAAGCTCCTGCTGTCTGATTGCTACCAACGGATCAGTTGTATCAGCAGGAGCAACAGCTTGAGCGTACTGTTCTGTCAGTTCGCCAATCAGTTCTGCGGCCCTATTTGCCACCTGCACTTGCATTTGTTGCATCATCATAGGATCTTGCTGCATCATCATTTGTTGCTGTGGATCTATGGTCTGCATAACTTCTTGTTGCGCTTGCATCTCTGCCATCATTCCAAGATGCTCTTGA